TTAAAAATGATAGTGTTTCATCAAGTCATTATACTTCTGACGTTCTGAATTTATGACGTGTAAATAAATTGCTTGAATAGTACCGATATTTTTATGCCCAACACGGTCAGCAATAACTTCTAAGGGAAAACCTTTAGAAGCTAGAATTGAAATATATGTGTGCCTAAAAATATGGGAAGTGATTTGTTTGTCAATATTATGACGTTTGCAAATTCTTTGAAGGCATTTACTGATTGTTGTTTTAGTCATCGGATTATGCGTAAGTTTATTAGTAAATAAATATCCATTTTTAAATGGAGCAGTCGGATGATAATTGTTAATGGTCAATTTAGTAAATAGCAAAGTGGGAAAACAAATCAAAGGGGAAGGAAAATTAAACAATAATTTCATCCAATCTGTATTACGACTATGTTTGTAATATAGATTAACAGCTTGATAAGGTAAAGATATAGTTCTCATTCCGCTTTCTGTCTTCGTCCAAGGCTGTTTGATCCAACCTTTGCCAACATGTTCAATTAGAGTACCGTTAATTGTGACAAAGTAGTTTCCATATATGTCATGTGAGATGTCATCTTCTTTAATTGCGCCACCTTCACCAATTCTCATTCCATTAAGATACAGCCATAGAAAAAAATCATGAAAATCCTCTCTGCCTTCGTTAGTGCAATCATCTAAAATTGTTCTAGTTTCTTCATCGGTTAAGTACCAATGTTTTACACGATAGTTCCAATATGATTTTTCATTTTTTCTTTCGATGTGAACATCGGGCATTGGGTTTTGCTTAATATAGCCATAATTTTTGGCATATGTAAAAGTTAGTCTGAAATTAAATTTATAATTGCTGACAGTTGAATTCTTATAATTTTCTTTGTAAAGAAGGTCGTTAAGAAATCTATTGATTTCTACGGCTGATATACTACTAATCCTACGTGAGCCAAATTTTTTAAGTATTTTTGTAAATCTAAGTTCTAATGATCGAACGCTATTATAAGAACGTCCACGCTTTTTATACTGTTTCAAAGTTAATTTTGCCACTTCCTCAAAAGTGGCTTCTTTAAATCCAACTTTACCGAGAATATCCTTAATTTTCTTTTTTACTTTAGTCTCAGCCAAATTTCGGGCGTGTGCGGTGTTTTTAGTAATTGTGGTAGAACTCTTATGCACACCAACAAAAGAGGGATCAGTATATCTAATTGAATATTTAAACTTGCCATTCTTTAAAGGTTCTACTTGAGGAGTATAATATTTGACCATTTTAAAATTACCTCTATTTCTGATAAAATAGGGTATACGAAAAGCGTTGAATTACCAGTTCAACCTTTCCGCATACATACAATAAATTTTTTACCAATTTCCCGTGAAGTGTTACCAGCGCTTTGCGGGTCTTTTTTTGTTTTATTTAGATAAATTATCTACAGCATATTGAGCTTCTTCAGGTGTAAATTTATCTCCTGAATCAGAAGTTAATTGATCTTTTATTTCAGCTGTGGACATATTCATATCTTTTTGATAAGTTTTTGCACTTTCTAAAGCATTTTTATTCCAATCAGCTTTAACATGATCTACAGCATACTTTGCGGCATCTTCTGGAAATTTATCACCAGATTTTGAAATTAATTGATCGTAAATTGCTGCTTTTGACATATGCATATCTTGTGCGTACGTTTCAGCACTTCCTAAAGCAGCAGTAAATTCCGCAGAAACCTTAGGTTTATTAGATGATTTTTTAGACTCTGATTTTGAAGAAGTTGATTCTGTTTTGTCAGAACTTGATGAAGAATCATCATTAGAACCTCCACCAATAGCTCCACCAACTACAATAACTAAAATAGCTATTACAATCCAAAACCATACTTTTTTATAAAATGGCTTTTGTTCTACATAAACTTTTCCATCTTTATCCGTCATCTTCTTACTCATATTTTCTCCTATACATAACCCTTAATTAATTTTTAACTGTTTCCTTTGCAACTGGGTAGGGATGCTTTTTGTATCCTTCTTTACCCCAAGGACAACCAATAGAGTAAGCAATCATCAAACCAATGCCAAAACCTGCTGCATTGCTTACATCACTCATTAGAGCAAAAATAATATTTGCGCCAACAACTACATAAAAGATGATTTTTACAATCAATTCAGCTTTTTTATTAGGTTGACTCTTTAATGTAACAAAATACCAGATAGCAATTCCAATGCCGCAAGCTGCGAACCAATATAAAAATCCTTGATAGTCTCTAATCCTACCAAACATAGCAAGGCTACTAACAGATTGAGCTTCTACAAATCCTGATATAGCACCAAGTGCTAATAAAATAGCACCTACTAATCTTCTAACATTCAAAGTATTTTCTTTATTCACTTTTAAACCTCCATAATTTACCTTAAGTTTAACGTCGTTGGCATTGTGGACGATATTATAGGACGATGTGCGATCGGAACGAGCACGCAATCCTAAGAGCTTTTTAACTTTCAGGGATGCTTGCTTTTTTATTTCAGCTTTTATAGTCGCCAGCCGTTTAGACTAAGTTTAATTTATTTACTTAAAAAATCAGCATTGAGTTCTGCTTGATTACAAATAAACTCTTTTTCATCAGGATAAAGTTCAAGATATCTTTTAATGTAAAAACTAATACCACCACTTAGCTCATTGTATGCGGTTCGATCTTGTGAAAATTCTAATGTATTAATTAATGTACCTAGACGACTTTGACCTTTACCATTTCTATAATCAGCTGGTGAAATTTTAAGAAGACCATGAATTATAGGATTATATGGAATTGCATGCTTTTTAGAAAAATGATTATAGATTCGTCCACCATGTGCTGATGTGTTTCTATAGTCTAAGTATAAAGATAGCAAGTTAACATATCCTTGTTCAAAAGCATTAATCTGCTGTAACAATGCCTCATCTAATCCTGTCATACGAGAAGTTACACTTCTTTTTTGTGGAGTTTTAAGAAGTCTGTACCACCAAATTAAATTTCCAAAGTTAAGTTTCTTAACAATTATCCAAGGTGGAATGTTATGGTGATCATTTCGGTAGTGGCTATATGGTTCAGACTTAGCATGCGTAATACCTTTTAGAATACTTAGCAGAGCATCAATAGGATAAACCATTTTATGAAGGGATTTATTGTATTGCTTTTTACCTGTAACGTAATTTTTTCGGTTTAAATATATTGTTTGGTCTTCAGATATTTGTTCTGCTACTGTATATGCTAATGCTTGTCTTAGGTTAGCTTCAAAAATTTCGATAGCAGACATAACCTCAGATCTTATTTTTCTATCTAAAGTAAATAATTGAAAAATATGTTCAAAAGTAATTCCAGCCTTGAATTTGTCTTCTGAATCTAATGGATTAGCTAAAAAACAATCTTTATAGCCATTAATAATTTCATAATAGCCGTAACTCAATAAATCTTTTTTGGCTGCTTCTTTATTTTGAAATAACAGACCACGTTGTTCTAGTAATTCTATTTGTTTATCAATAGTTAAAAAAGGTTTGGTATTCATTTTAATTCTCCAACACAAAAAGGACATGTATCAAAACACATGTCCTTTTTGGTACGACCGCACAGCGGTCACTTAAATTGATTAACTAAATCTTATCAGGTAAAAGGGCAATGTGTCAATCAAAAATGTATTTTTTTATACATTTTTGTAACTAGTAAGTTGAATTGTATTCTTTTTATACAATTTCCTAATAGTCTAAAAAGAAAATAATTTTTCTTTTCATTTTCATTCTCCATGACCGTCCGAGAGGGCGGTTTTTATTTTGCAGCTAAATACGTAAAGCAATGGTTAACACTTCACGGGGGCCGGTTTGTGTCTTATAGATTTAATAATTGCTTTTTCTTAGCATCAAATTCCTCTTGAGTAAGAATACCGTCATCGAGTAAAGATTTTAATTTTCTTAATTCTTCGTCTATATCATTTGTTGACATAGGCTGACTATTTTTAGAGGCATTTTTATGATACTCTTCAATTTTTTCTTGAATTAGGTTTTTTAATTGTTCCACTTCTTTATTTTTATTAGGTCTAAAAGGAATTGCAGTATTTCGACCATACGCTGAAAAAGCAAAAGTTGGATCTAAGCCACCTAATCCACCATTATGCTGAGAGCCAGCTATAGTATTAAGTTCAAATTTACCACCAAGAAAAAAGGTAGCTTTTCTAAATGAAACTGAGGCAATTGCCCAATAAGGAATTTCAGTTTCACCTAATGTTCCTCTATTAGCTAAATTTCTAATTCCCTTTCGAGAAATAGTGACACCCGTATCATTTGCTGTAATTATAGTATGTTCTGGAATTTTTATTTCAACAATCATAATATTCTCCTTTATTTTGTAGCTAAATAAGTATCTATAAGGTAGTAATGTTTTTTAGGGATGCAGAAGACATCAGCAAACTGATAATAAGTATCGAAGTGCATATCGGTTTCTCGAGCACACTGTAGAAGTAATTTAATTGCTCCTAGGTTTGCATCACTCTCACCAGATTCTACACCTCTACGAGCAAAATGAAAATATTCGGCAGATCCATATAACACATGACAAATTTCATGCGCTGTAATGAATGGCAATTCGTTTTTGTTATGCCAATTAGTGTTGATTATAGCCATTGGAGGAAACTCCCACGAATCGGAAGGAGCATCCGGTGGTAAATTCTTATCGAAAATTATGCCTATACCATGATCCATTGCGTAATTAGTTAGCCATGCCAATACATTATCCATTATTTCTCATCTCGTTTTTTTAGAATCTCTGGATGTTGCTTAATGTATTGTTCAGCTAGTGCCTTATAATAATCTTTTAATTCATCTGGCACAGATCCACCATACGGCATATCCAAGTCTAACCAGGTAAGGGTGTCATCAGATAAGGTAGAAGAATCTGGAATTGATGGATTATTAGTGCGACCTAGCAGATAGTCTGTGGTTGTATGAAGAATATTTGCAACTTTTGCTAAGTCTGTTCCTTTAGGATCGTAGTTTTTCCATTTATAAATAGTATTGATCCCAATTTCAGCCTTTTCTGCTACATCTTGAAGACTTAAATTGAGTTTTTTAGATAATTTTTTTATCCGCTCAAATGTTGTCATATCAGGGTTCTCCAAAAAACGGCAAAAATAATTTACCCAATTCTACTAAAAATGTATTGCATAAATTACCGAATCGGGTTATTATAATTGCGTAAGTTAAATCAATAGAAAAAAACGTGTATCTAATAAATGCAATTTAATTGAATGGGGATTCGCTTAATTGCTTTATTTAGTACGCCTATAGTTTACCCTATTTGGTAAAATATGCAACACTTTTTCTATGTTTTTTACTTACATGAATAAATAAGCAGGAAGTGAGTAAAAACGAATAAGTTAGTAAAAACTATCCAGCAACTGGCAAAAGCGCGAGGCAAAACCATAAAGGACGTCGCACGAGAAGCTGGTGTTGGCGAAAACGCAATCTATCGTTGGTCAACTATTGAGCCTAAGATTTCCACACTTAGAAAAATAGCTGATGTGTTAGATGTCGATTACGAAGTATTGCTAATAAACAGTGATAGGAGAGTGATGGAAGAAAAAGATTTCAAGCTTTTTCAAAAACTATTTGATGAAAATAGAAATCTCAAGCAACAAGTAGAAACAGCTAAGAATTTACAAGAAAAGGTAATTGATAATTTTGAGATAGAAAAAGTAATAAAAATTCAATATAGAAAAGGCTTAGGAACAAAAAAAGATCCAGTAAGAATAGTTACATCTTATTGGAACTTTGATGGGAATCATTTATTTGATTTAGAATCATGATTTTTATTACGAGTCACAGGCGGATTTTTAATCATCAAATGATAGTCAACGCGAGTTATATAGATATTTAAATATTGCTTAATTTGTTCTAGCTGGGCTTTTAAATCAAATCCTTGGGGTCTATCCCAGTGAGTAAAGTCATTACCGTTAATTCTAACTACATCAGTGGAAATTAGACTTGCTTCATCGGCTTTGAAATAGTGTGAAATCGCATCATTAAGTTTTAACTTAGCGATTTTTTCCTTAGATTCGCCAGAGAAAGCTAAGGCGAAATCTTTTATTAATACTTCTTCGGCAGCTCTATAGCCCATACCAGCTAGATCAAAGTTGCCAGCATTTTCAGCTGTTTCAGCTTGATGATAGAGATCAACGAACCGCGGAGAAAATTTAAGCAAATTTTCTGAAAAATCTTTTAGATTATTGCTTGGATGAAGTGCCCATAGTTTGGTTTCATTACCGCTTCTATCTGGACTTATCAATTGCAAAGAATAGTGATCTAAATTGCAGCTAGAACAATGATGAACCAAAAAGCAGACTCTACCATCCGAATATTCCTTACTTCCAATTAGTTTGGTAATTGGATTATTAGATCGATTACACCTTGGACAAAGATCGGGAATTAAATAAGTTGACTGATAGTAATTTGAATATCCCAAACTCATTATTTGAGATCTATATTCCATTTTTTCAAGCCTTTCTATATATAGAATATCTCCATAATAGCACAATATATGGCAGATAAGCCACTAAAAATAAAGGAGTTGACACTACATGTCGTGGCAAAAGATAAATCAAATATTAAAGAATAGAAAAATATCGTCGCGCAGACTATCAACAATGTCTGGAGTTAATTATGAAACTATTCAGAACTACAGATATAAGCACTATGAGCCTAGCTTTAGAAACATGTGCAAGATTGCTGATGCATTGCATGTCAGTCTTGACGAGTTGAGAGGAGACAAAAAACAATGAAAGATCCATTTGAAGGAATGACTTTCAGTGAGCCAATATCATTTAAAGAGTTTGTAAAATCCTATGATAACTATTTAGCTCATTGTTCAGGTGTATCTAGGAGCACTGATAAAACAATTGAAAAAATCAGTTCTCAAAAGTTACTTCAAGAACTGATTGATCGAAAAGTTTTAACTGAAATTCCAGTAGGTCCATATAAAGAGTTTGAGCTTAGACGAAAATATCAAAAGCGAGATAAACCTATTACTTACGATAGTGTGTATCTACTAAATAGCTCTGAAAAAGATTTTTTAAAATAAGGAATTCAAGAACATGACACAATTTACCTGGATTTTAATAGCAGATATTATTGTTATTTCATTAGATCAATTAGTTTTTAAAAGAATAACTGGAGCTGCACTTGGATTACCCTATTACATTTTTATCGGAATTATAACGTGTATTAGCTATCTATTGCTTATTTAACAATTGCAAGACAGAAAACGAGGTGAAACAACTTTGAACAATTTAGTAATTATGAAAGATCGTCAAGCTGTTACAGATAGTTTGAAAGTGGCAGATGCTTTTAATAAAAATCATCGAGATGTAATGCGCGCTATATCAACAAAAATTAACTGAGCGCAAAATTGCGCTCAGTTCAAAAAGATGTTTGTAGAAGCAACTTATCAAGATGCAAGTGGTAAATCTAATCGCATGTATTACATGAACCGAGATGGTTTTACTTTCATAGCAATGGGATTTACAGGACGTAAGGCTGACGACTTTAAGCTCAAGTACATTCAAGCATTTAACAAAATGGAACAGCAAATTAGAAATCAAAGTGAGCGTCCAAAGCTAATGCAAAAAGAACGTATTGAGATCTCTAGACAGAACGCTAAGACCAGACAAGCAAGCTTACTTTATCGAGTTGCAAAATCTATGAAAGATACAAGAAAGCAACAAGACTTGCTAACTCAAATAGCAAATGATCTGATTGGCGAACCAGTGAAAGAAAAACAGCCTGAACCCAAGAACTTCCACACAGCAAACGAAGTAGGCAAGATTTTTGGAACTAATGGCTGGGGAATTGAGCAGATGGCGCAAAAGTTAAAGTTGCAGGCTCCAGTTCCAGAAAGCAACAGGTTTGGCAAGTGGGTTCAGAACGGCGATTTTCCAGAGTGGTTATACACTGATGCAGCAATTCAACAGATTGAACAATATGGATTTTTAGTTAAGTAAAGAGTGAGGTAAATAGAATGCCAACAATCGAACCAGGAAGAGACCTAATTAAAAAGTATTTAAAAGAAAATAGCGTAAGCATTTCAAAACTAGCTAGTGCTTACGGCATTCCTAAACAAGATGTAACAGATTATCTTTCAGGACGCATTAAAGCACCTAAAGGAAATCGGTTCATCTTAAAGGTAATTAGAGATTTCAACTTATAAGAGGTGAAGAAAATGGCTGATATTTTAACGCCTAAAGAGATTCAAAAGAAGTACGGCTGGTCATACTCAACATGGCGTAGAAGACGTGAGGAGTGTCAAATTTCCCCATATAAAGATGCAATTATAATGGAAAGTCAACGAAGATGTCACGTTAAGGCTAAGAGATTTGAAGAGTTTCTAGAGTGGAAATCACAGCAAATTTATAATGAGCAGTTTGGTTTAGTTTAGGAGTCAATTATGAGTAAGTGGATTAACAGTAAAATTAATGAATTTATGGGTACTGATTTCACTATTAGAGAAACAGAACTAGCAACTATGTTTACTGCAATTCTAGCATTAGTTTCATTTACATTCGTTATGTACAATGCAATTTTTCCAAATATTTAAGAGACAAGAAAATGAAGCACTTAAGTGAACTATTACAAGGGATCAAGCATACCAATCCTTTGAAAGAAAGTAACGAGTCAAAATTATTGTGCAGTAACGCATTTTATAAATACAGAGAGGTGGTAGAACCGTGGAAGCAAAAACAGGCAAAGAACTACTAGGTGCAATTCATGATAATGAGAAAATGGAACGCATTAATCGACTAAAAGGTACTGATTCACTAGCGGTGTGGTGTGGTGACAATCTGTACATCATTAGTAATTCAGAAACGGAATCTGATTTTCACACGTCAGCCGAATTTCTAAAATATCGTTTGAATTTACTAGGAACATCTGAGTTCTGTGACGAGATAGATACAACTGAAAAAGATTTCTTTGAAGAAATCCTAGATGCAATCGACGATGAATGGACGGATGAGTACATTCAAGAAGTTCTAACAGATTGCTACCACATGGAGGACTTAAGCCAATGCTAGAAAAATTTAGAGAATGGCAATTGGATTCCAAAAATCAAATTGATAAGTGGACTGGCCGATTAGTTAAAGAAGCACTAAAGCAGGGCGAAGTTGGGAAAGCTGAAGATTGGTTAAAAAAGAATAAACCTAAGCCAAGTGACGATTTTCATGCTACTACTTCCGAGCAATTTAATACGATTGTTCAAACTATGTTTGAAGATGCCAAAAGAGAATTACATAAAGAAGTAAGGAAATTGAGGTTTAAACAAAATGGAGATGAAGAGCAATGAAGCTTTTAAACACTAAAGATATGAGCCGAGCTAAAAATTGGCGAATATGTATTTACGGAAAAGCTGGAATTGGTAAAACTTCTACAATTAAGTTCTTAAAAGGCAAAACATTCGTTTTAGACTTGGATAATTCGTCAAAGGTGCTAGCTGACCCTGAGAGAGACATTGAAATAGGTCAACTAGATAGAACTAAACCTATTGAAGAAATAAATGATTTCATTCGAAATTTGCTTCCTAAGATTACCAAAGAATATGACAACCTAGTAATAGATAATGTATCTAGTTTTGAAACTGATTGGTTTATTGAACGTGGTAGAAATTCAAAATCTGGGATTAACAATGAAATTCAGGATTACTCTACCTGGAAAAATTATTTTTTAAGAATAATTGGTGCAATCTATCAATCAGATATCAACATTCTGGTAACAGCGTGGGAACGTCAACGAGATATTACGGCTGAAACAGGACAATCATTTACGCAATTTGTTCCTGATCTTAGAGATAGCGTCATTAATAATTTTATGGGGCTTACAGACGTTGTTGCACGTATGGTAGTTAATCCTAAAACAAATGAAAGAGGATTTATTCTGGACGGCAATAATGCAATTTTCGCTAAAAATAGGTTAGATCACCGCGAGGCCTGTCAAGCTAGTGAATTGTTCGATATAGAGGATGTCGATGAAAGAAAAATGGAAACCAATACCAATTAAGGAATTTTCAGATAAATATATGGTTAGTAACTTAGGAAAAGTGAAGAGCATTCCACACTACGTAAAAGGAAGATGGGGACAACCAACTCTGTATAAAGGAAAAATGTTAAAAGGAGAACTAAGAAAAGGTTATTTATCAGTTCAGTTATACAGCGAAAAAACTAAGAAAAAACATTTTAGCGTTCATAGATTGGTTGCTTTAGCTTTTGTCAACGGATATTTTGAAGGTGCGGTAGTTAACCATAAAAATGAAAATAAACTAGACAATCGTGCTGAAAATCTGGAATGGATAACAACTCGGGAAAACATTTTATATGGCTTGGGCAAAAGAAGAGCAGCCTTAAAAATATCAAAACGTGTTATGCAAATAGATGATCTGAAAAATGTTATACACACTTATCCATCTTTACATGATGCAGGTAGGGAATTAGGCATTGAATATCAAGCAATACATAATTCCTTACGATCCAATTGTAAAGCTGGAGGTTATTACTGGAGGTATGCAGAGGTGCAAGATAAATGAAAGTGATAGATATTCCTACTAGAAAAGGGAATTACCACTATGCAACTTAGAGATTATCAAAAAAAGTTAATTAATGGTCTTCGTAATTCAATGACTAATGGTCATAAAAATATTATGGTTCAATCTCCAGCAGGTTCTGGAAAATCAATAACAATGGCAGAAATTGCTAAAAGAATTACTCAACATGAAATGAATGTCTTATTTGTAGTTCATAGAAGAGAACTGGTTAAGCAAATAAAATCAACATTTGTTAGTTGGGGAGTAAATATGAATTTTTGTGAAATTTATATGGTTCAAACAGCTACTAGGAGATTAGAAAAATTAATTAGGCCAGAATATATCTTCGTAGATGAAGCTCATCATAGCTTGGCAAAAACCTATAAAAGAATTTTTGACTATTTTCCAGCAGCACACGTTATAGGATTCACGGCAACCCCTATAAGGATGTCTGGTAAAGGTTTTAAAGAAGTTTATGATGATTTAATTATTGGTCCAAAAATAAGTTGGCTAATAAAAAATCATTATCTTGCACCGTATACCTATTATTCAGTTAACTTAATAGATCAAAAACAATTAAAAAGATCTTCAACTGGAGATTACACACGTCAATCGATGGAAAATGCAGGTAAAAATATTATTTACGGTGATGTTATTAATGCTTACAAAAGGCTCGCAAATAATTCAAAAGCAATTATTTATTCCTATAGCGTTCAATCCTGCAAGCAAGTAGCTGAAGAATTCAATAAAAACCATATTTCGGCTCAAGAGGTTGATGGTAAAACGGACAAAGATACTCGAAAAAAAGCTATGCAAGATTTTAGAACAGAAAAAATAAAAGTGCTTGTAAATGCTGAACTATATGGTGAAGGAGTTGATGTTCCAGACTGTCAAACAGTAATAATGCTTCGACCAACTCAATCACTATCACTCTTTATCCAACAATCAATGCGTTGTATGAGGTATAAACCTAGTAAAAAAGCAATTATTATCGACCAGGTAGCGAATTATACAAGATTTGGATTACCTGACTTTGACAGAGATTGGACGTTAGAAGATCGGGCTAAACATCCACAGAGAGAGGGCGGTAGTGATGGACCAGCCATTAAAACCTGTCCGGAATGCTTTGGGGTAATTTTAGCTAGCTGTCATGAATGTCCTCTATGTGGTCACAGCTTTGAAGCCGAATTTAGAAAACTTGCACAAGATCGACGAGCTGAATTAGAAAAGATCAATCTTAACGCAGCCGAAATGCGAGAACGTAAAAAGAAGGAACAGGAGTTATTACTTCGAGATCCTAGCACGTTTACTACATTTAAGGAGTTTGCAATTTATGGTAAAGCAACTGGTAAGAAACCTGGCTGGGCATGGCACAGAGCTAAGGCGAAGGGGTTGATTAAATGATTAGAACAAAAATTATTACTAGACCTAAGTATGAAAAATACGAATTTGAATTTGATATAGAACGTTTTTCTAACCAATTCAATAGAAAGATTATAGATGTTCAGTACACATCAAACGTTTCAAACTATGAAGCTATTATTACTTACGAGATTTAACAAATGACCAAAATAAAAAATAAAGTTTATAAGTTCGATGACGAGCATACAGACCAAATTAATGATTTTATTGCGAATCATAACGTCATTCGAACTCACGGATACAGTAAAAATTATGAAGCATATTTAAAAATTTATTACAAGGAGAAATAAACAATGGCAGGATTTTTAGATTTTAACCCCGATAAAGTAAATTACGAAAATGAAAGACAGAATACACCACTTCCAGCAGGAACGTATGAAATGATTATCAAGTCGGTGGAAGTTAGAGCTACTAAAGGCAACAACCCTCATGAATACTTAAACTTCGATCTAGTAGTTCGTAAAGATCTAGATCAAGTAGCTGAGCTTTCTAAAACTAATGCTAAACAACATGGGCGTCACGTTTTCGTTTCAGTTTGGACTCTGAAAGATAGTTCTGGCAATGACAGTGGCAAGTATGATCCTAAAGTACTTAACCACATTGCTAAAGTGGCTGGTGTTCCAGCAACAAACTTTAAGTCAATTGAAGAGTATATGAATGCTTTATTCAATAAACCAGTCCGTGCATCAGTTACTGTTCGTGAAGATGAATATCAAGGTAAAAAAACAAAACGTAACGAATCAACTCCAATTTACTTTAAACCGGGAAATGACCAACCCTCATACATTGGCTGGTACAAGACTAAGTACAAACTTCAAGCAGGTGTTGCTCAGCAATTAGCAGATAGTAATCCAGCAACTAAAGACGGTCAAGATCCTTTTGCTGAAACTAACGGCAAGACCTTAACAGATGACGATTTACCATTTTAGGAGTTAACGAATGATAAAAGTAATGTTGATACTCTGGTATCTATTGGTTGGAGGAATTTGGCTATTACTTTTAGCTATGACATTTAGCGATGCATTTGAAACTCCATTCAAAAAGATTCAAAAACAAGCAATTATAGAAGGACTTATTCCAGCATTTTTCATTACTCTAATTTTCTTGTTTATTGCACTTTTACCAAATTTCATTGGAGCAGCAATCCAGTGGTTTGTCAGCTTGTTTCATTAAGTAGGTGATGTAGATGGAAAAATTTACTTATGACAATATCCCTGAAGAACTACGTAGCCTAAAGCAATGGGGATTGTTTGAACTTAAGTGGATTCCTGAAAGAAATAAAAATACTAAAATTCCAATCAATCCTTATGATGGATCAGCTGGAAAATCTAATGATTCAAGTACATGGTCTGACTTTGATACAGCAGTTCGGGCACTAGAGGAGGTAGAACGAGCGTCCGGGCTCGCCTTCTACTTTGCTAATGGCTATGTGGGCTTAGATATTGACCATATCGACAGCAACTTGGAAGACTGGAGACAGGGAGACAATGATCCAAATAACTTAGTTAATAAAATTCAAACATTAACTAATAAGACATACATGGAAGTTAGTCAATCTGGTACAGGAATTCATGCCATCTTTAAAGGTAAAATTCCTGGCAAAAGAAGACGCAAGGGCAACTATGAGATGTATCAAACGGGACGATTTTTCGCTCTTACTGGCAATACAATCATCCCTGATCCCGAAATTCAATCTTTATCAAAAGATCAAATGAAGAAACTGTATGAGTTCTTATTTGGTAAAGATAAAGTTATCCAACTACATCCCAGCACGGACAACATCACACCAGTGGACCTATCTGTTACTGAAATTATCAAAAAAGCTGAAAGTTCAACCAAGACTGGGAAAAGGTTCACTATGTTCATGCAAGGTGGGTGGGAGCAGTTTTATGATTCTCATTCAGAAGCTGATTTAGCATTTGCTAATGATTTGGCGTTTTGGTGTGGTCGAGACTTCCACAAGATGGATACGATCTTTCGTAATTCGAGCTTAATGCGTGAAAAGTATGATGAAAAGCATGGTGCCGTAACTTATGGAACTTCTCTTTTAAATAAGGCTATTAATGACACACAGAATATTTACAGTCCTGAAAGTGACAATCAGGATTCTGAATCTTCTTATCAGTTTTCTTTCAATGAAGACAAAACTAAGAAGTTCATACCTCGTTCCTGGGACGATCAAGGTAGAGGGCTTAGAATGCGCGATCAATTTTCTACAGTTCTTAAATATAATGCTGTCGATAAGAAGTGGTTTTTCTTCAATGGTTCTTACTGGCAAGAAGATGTAGGTAACCAAAAAACAGAACTTGCAGCTGAGCGTGTAGTTAACTCCATTAAAACTGAAAAGCCAGAACTAAGTTTCTCAACTAAAACCGAAGAAGACAAAATGATGAACGAATGGTACAGATTTCAAAAAGATTCACGTTCTCATATGGCTAAGATGCACATGATAGATGAGTTTAAGAAGTATGTAATTATCAAGCACGGAGACTTTGATAAGGACGATATGCTACTTAATACTGAATCAGGCTATGTTGATTTAACTAATGGAGAGCTTAAAGACCATGACATTGATAAAAACTTTAGCCATCAAACGGTATGCGAATACTCTGACAATGTGGACGCTCCATTATGGAACAAGTTTTTAAATCAGATCTTTAATAATGACCAAGAGCTGATCCATTACGTACAGAAAGCCATTGGATATAGCTTCACAGGATCAACAGCTGAACAATGTCTTTTCATTTTGAACGGACGAGGACGCAATGGTAAATCGGTATTCTCAAATGTAATTAGCGATTTAGCCGGCAATTATGCTAAGCAGATGAATGTTCAAACTTTGGTGGCTAAAAAAATGCAGAGTGGATCGGCTAACTCGGACGTTGCTCGACTTGAAGGCGCAAGAGTGGTCACTAGTTCTGAAATGAACGAGGGAGACAGGTTTGATGAATCACTAGTTAAGCAGTTAACCGGTGGTGACAAGATCCTAGCTAGATTCCTTTATGGTTCAGAATTCGAGTATAAACCTAAATTTAAGATCTGGATGGCAACTAACCACTTACCAATTATCAGAGGATTAGATGATGGTATTTGGAGAAGAATTAAAATTATTCCGTTCAATGTTCAAATCCCAAAGGATAAGGTTGATAAGAACTTAGAAAGTAAGCTTAAGTCTGAATATACTGGCATCCTTAACTGGGTCGTACAAGGTAGCTTAATGTGGCAACAGGAAGGCTTAGAAGATCCAGAAGCAGTTCATAAAGTCGTTGAAGCTTACCGCGCACAAATGGATCCAATGGAAGCATTTTTAGACGAGCAATGCGTTACTGGGCCTGATTTTGAAATTAAGGCCAGAGAACTTTACGACGCTTACCATACTTGGGCTAGAAATTCTGAAGAGTACAAGATGAGCATGACAAAATTTGGTAGAGAAATGGGTAAAAAGCTTGTCAAAGTACATAAAAGAGACGGTTGGTATTACGTTGGACTTAAGTTGAGAGAGGAAAATTCAACGTTCGCTTTCAATTAAATATGTGTGACAGGTGGAGACGGGTTTGTTACGAGTTGATAAACGTCGTAAAGCCTAGAGCCACACGGGTTGTGATGAGTTTACCGAGTGTGACTGGATAAAAAAGACCTTTTATTATATTTTTTTTATATTTTATAATTTTATTTTTTAGTAAATAAACTAGTAATACTCGTCACAGTCTTACAGCCCGTAGGATTAAAACCCGCCACAAACTTATCACAAACTAGTCACATTTTTAGTTGACCTGTCACATTTTTACAAAATTGTTCCCAATAGAGAGAAAAAATGAGGTCAATGATGAAGAACAGAATAAAGCAATTAAGAAAAGAAAAACATTTAACTTTAAAAGCGCTAGGTGAACGAATAGGAATGCCTAACAACACATTAAGCCAATATGAAACAGGTAAACGTAATCCAAAAATAGAAACCTGGCAAGCCTTAGCCGACTTTTTCAACGTTTCAGTTCCATACTTGCAGGGCGAATTAACTTACGACGACTTAACACCAGAAGGAAAGAAGTTAGAAGATAGACTAGGCAGAACAATTAATGATGCAATAAATGATGAGCTTAAATACTCAGAATTATCGAGTGAAGAAAATAGGCGTGCAATAAAGCTGGCTTTGCAATCTGCTTTAGCTTACTACGCATAGAACTGTGGAGGTTAGCTGATGAAAGTAATAGATAAACGTATGTGTGGGAGGAAGCTAACTCATGACTAAACAACAAGAAAAATGCCCATACTGTCAGGGTGTAAAAAGAATTAGAGATGATCTAGTTCATTATACTTTCAGACATATCTTGCAAATTCAAAATGGTAATGAATTATGGTCAATAGTGATTACCAATAAGAACGAATATAGAACCATGGCTTACATTGAATACTGTCCTAAATGCGGGAGGAAACTATGAAAGTAAGAGGTTATTGGTAATATCCAGATTTTGCTACACATTTAGGCGAACAAAATTACGAAGATATTGAATTGCCAGATGATTACACCGAGGAAGAAATTGAACAAGAAGTGGAAGAGGTAGCTTTGGAACACTTTGGTTGGAGCTATAAAATTTTACCTGTAAAAAGCAATCCCGGACAAAAAACATTTAAAGATTTAATTGATAGTTGGCGCAAGGACATTAAAAGGAGACAAAATTTATGAAAAGATTCAAAATACCAGAGACTGGGGACAATGTAATTTTAAAAAGTAAAAAGACAGCTGATTACAAAGAAGTAAAAATAGTGGAAGTTGAAGATGAATTTTATGCTATTGAACTTGCTACAGGTAAATCTTTAAAAGATAATTCAGAGACTTTTATAGGTGAATCAATTCCGGATTTGCTAGGATGCTTACAAGATAAATATGAAATTTACTTAGAATATGAATTAGTAGAAGTGAGCTGTCTTGATTATGAACCAAAATAAATGTATTTACTGCACTTTCGATCCTGTAACTCATATGGGTGCAGATTTCATAAGTGGTAAACCAATTAATAAGAAATTTAAAAAGAAAATTGATTCATGGGATGGAATGGATTGGGAATATGCAACGTATATCTATACCGATAAAAAAGAGTTTACGTTAGAAACAGATGAACCAGATAGTGAATGCTATGAACGTCAATATACGCATACTCTTATTGATTACTGTCCTAAATGTGGAAGGAAATTAAACTAATGACAATACATGAATTAAAAATTTTACCAGAATATTTTCACGCTCAATATAATGGCGAAAAACAATTTGAAATTCGAAAAAATGATCGTGATTATAAACTTGGAGATTGGTTGAAGTTAAGGGAGTATGATCCTATAGCTGAAATGTATACAGGCCGATATATGATAGTTGAAGTTACGTATATCACAGACTATAGACAAAAAGATGGTTATGTGGTTTTGGGAACTAAGCCTCATTATAAGGAATACTTAATGAATGAAATGATAGTTAGGTATCAGTTGATGTATGTTAGACGAAAGCAGCTTGAAGAAAATGGTCTACTAAAACTAACAGATTATCTCGTTACTAATGATTATGTGGGCTTTGAAAAATATCTTCAAAGTTGGGCTGAGAAACACCATATGCCTGTTTCTAAAGCAGCATTTATTTTTATGAAATTTGAAGATGATTTTATAGATTTACAAACTCAATTAATGGAGAAACATCATGAAAGACTTACCTAACATTTATGACTGGAATAAGCCATACGACATTTTAGATGTATTTGATACAAACATTTATAAAGATAAATTTGGAGTTAAATATGTGACTTCTGCAAGTGAACAAATGCTTTTATTTAAAATTGATGGTCGCCGTTATATACTTCCAAATAAAAAAGACGAAGTACAGTATGGAGGCAATGGAAGTTGGAATATTAGGAGAAATTATAGTAATGAAAGTTAAAACAATAGGTGCTATGAATACCGAACAGTTAGACGAAAAGGTTAACAAATTTATCAAAGGGAAACGCGTAATGGATATTAAATTCAATGGTTTTCAAGATTATGATGGCGCTAATTTTGTAGCACTAATCATGTACGGAGACTTGGAAATTTAACTATGTATGATTGGGTAATAGTAGCAGGGCTTCTAATTCTGCTAGCAATAATAATTTTAGTAGTAGGGAGTATATAAAGATGACAGATAACACAAATAAGCAACTAAAGGGTAATCAATTATCATTTGATGCAAGTATTAAGAATTTTAAAGCTGATGGTAGTGATGTAGTGATTACACTTGTTGCTGATTCTAAGAAAATAAATTTAAACACGCTTAACGAGATTGCACAAAATAAATTAACAGTTGACTTTACTAGTGTTCAGACTGAACTATTACCAAAGAAGATTGAGGAAAAATAAAATGGAAAATTTGAATTTAAATAAAGAAGAAAAGTTAAAACATGAATTAAAAAATACTTTAGAGAAAATTTATCCTGATTTAGATTTCTTAATTAATGGCTTACAGCTTGAACCTGATTCTTTCCATCATGGTGACGCTATTTTTTATCTTGCAATTGATACTCATCTCTCTGCGCGTGTAGATGTTATTAATTTAACAAATATGCCTATTAAGCAATCAACTGTTAAGCAATTAAAGGAAGATCAACAAAAGCATGGCTATAAAGAATTAACGACTATGGTTGCCAACGTATTGGAGAAGCACTATGAAAATGAAGCTAACGTCTGAATCAGAACATAGTATTCAATCCAAGATACAAATTGAATTATCTAAGCATGGTTGTACAGTGTTCCGTGCTAATGTTGGAAAGATGAGAACACCAGATGGGCGTTTCTTTTCTACTGGATTACCTTCTGGCTTTCCCGACTTGTCCGGTTTTAGATGGATTGATGGCAAAGCTTTCTATATTGAAGTTAAGAATGCAACTGGTAAACCAAGAGAAGATCAGATACGTTTTCATCACATGCTTACATCACATGGTATTATTCACGGCATTGCTCGCAGTGTAGATGATGCTCGAATGATAGTCGAAGGTGCACTTATAGGCTATGGTTTTGATGATTATGAAGGAGGAATTGCATGACGCTTTCTGTAGAGTTCTATGATTATTTGCATGAATTAGAAAAAGACGGATCAATTAATCGTTTTGATATGGATAGCCCACAGCTTACTAAGCTTCATGAGCTGGCTTCTGGAACGTTTGAAGATAGACGAGCTAATTGTATTAAGCTTCTTGAACGAGGATTTGATAAGTGGGAAATTTCTGCTGAAACCGAGTTTGCAGCGTCAGTTATTGAAATTTTTCGTAGAGAAGCAAGAATTCCGATTGTACCTCACTATAACTATTTAATTGATGGCAAGTTCTATACAGATTTAAATGCACTACGTAAGGCTTTCAAGATACCTACTACTGCTGGTGCAATTGATTATCTTTGTGATAGACGCCATAAAGCTTACCATCTAAAAAAGTTCCATTGGGAACAGATACCGTTAGGTTCACACATGATCGATGGGCATGGTACAGAGCGAGTTAAAGATTCTTATGATATCAGGACTTACAAGCAATTTTAGTCTACTTGTTACCATACCTTTTAACTATTATATGTATTAAAATATAGAAATGAGGTATTAAAAATAACAGTTAAATTGAGGAGTGGAACTGTGAGTTTATTATTTGAAGAATTGGACTGCAATAAAACATGTGACAAAGTTGATGAATTTTTAACTGACGATTTAGAAAAGTTGATCCTGATGGCTGGTCGTAGTTTAACTGATTTGCGATCGCCAAGCTTATCACTTGCACCTGGTCACTCTAATGGGTCTAATCATGCTGAAGCCAGCATTATCCGTGGACTTAATGCAGAAGCTGAAATAAGAGCAATCCATCATACCATTTACCATCTGCCTGAAATGTCAAAAATAATAATGCGTGATCTCTATATCTACAAGATGGAAAACTGGCAAATAGCTGAAGCAATTAGATACGGGCATTCGCAATATAATTTCCTAAAAAGAAGGGCACAGTTATTCTTTGCTGACAGCTTTGACCATTGGCAAAGATACATGAACTGTGAACCAATCATTGATTTACATAAATATAAATAATCGGTAAGATACAAGAAATCTGGAGGATTAATGGCAGATGCCAATCATACTAATAATAGGCTATAGTAGTATTGTGAGTTAATTTGGAATACGTAATACTTACACAAAACTCCTATTTAACAGGCTGGTAGTGGTGCAACTCCGCTATCAGTCATCAGATATCGCAAGTATCAGCGTTAATTGTTTTATTATTTAAGTCATTTGATTTTTACATGTTTTTTATTTGCTTGCGATATCGCCAAAGAGTTTGCTTATTGAAATAGCAAGCTCTTTTTATTTTGCAAAAATTAAGGTGGTGGTGAATATGCGATGAGCAAGATGGAAGCAGCTAAATCGGACTATTTAGCAGGTATGAAGTATAAGGATATTGCTGCTAAGTATGGCGTTGCTCTTAGTACGGTCAAGTCGTGGAAGACAAGAAATAAGTGGCAACGTGCAACTAAGAAGAAAAGTATGCATACAAAGTCAAAAGGTACGCGTACAAAAACTGAAAAGGTTGCACCATCTTTACCACCACCAGAATTGCCAGATAATGATGAGTTAACAGATAAGCAAAAGGCTTTCTGTTTGTACTATTTACAGCGATACAATGCCACCTGGGCTTATCAAAAAGCTTATGGTGGAAGTTATGAATCAGCGTCTGCTAATGGTTCACGATTGACAGGAAACGATAGGATTAAAAATTACCTTACTCAGCTTAAGAAACAACAATCTCAACAGCTATTTGCCACTGCTAACGACATCCTACTGCGTTATTTACATCAAGCTACTAGCGATGTCTCTGATGTTCTTTCATTTAGAACTAAGAAGCATTTAGTCTTTTATAAAGTACGCGATAAGAATGGTCCCTATGAGGATTCAAATGGCAAGTTTAGGTATGAGCCAAAGATTAATCCTGAAACCGGTAAGCAAGATTTCTACTATGAAAATATTGTTAAGTTAAAAGATAGTAAGGATATTGATACATCTAATATTAAGAGCATTCGAATCGATAAAGGTGAAGCAGTTGTTGAAATGGAAGATCGTCAGAAAGCAATGCAGATTCTTCTTGATCGATTACCTGAGCCTGAGGTTAACGATGGTAGCACGACTTCACTACTCAATGCTTTAACTGGCGGAATGAATAAGATATGGAGTGGAGATGACAATGAAAACAGTTAGATTCAATTTCACTCCATTTTCCAAGAAGCAACTGCAAGTTCTAAGCTGGTGGGCTAATCCTGATTTAAAGGATTATGAGGCTATTATCTGCGATGGATCGGTTCGTGCCGGCAAGACCGTAGTAATGTCCCTCTCTTACATATTGTGGTCGATGACTAATTTTACAGGTCAGCAATTTGGTATGGCTGGTAAGACTATTGGCTCTTTTAGGCGTAATGTGTTGCGCCCATTAAGAAGTATGTTAGAGAGCGAAGGATATATTATTCATGATTCCCGCTCTGAAAACATGTTGACGATAAGCAAGAACGGTCATACTAATTATTACTTTATCTTTGGTGGGAAAGATGAAGCATCCCAGGATCTGGTTCAAGGTATTACCTTAGCTGGGTTCTTTTTTGATGAAGTTGCACTTATGCCGGAATCATTTGTTAACCAAGCGACTGCCCGTTGTTCGGTTAGTGGCTCAAAGATGTGGTTTAACTGTAACCCCGCTGGTCCCTATCATTGGTTCAAGCTTGATTGGATTGACCAGATGAAAGATAAACGTGCATTGAGACTTCACTTTACAATGCACGATAATCCATCCCTTGATAGCGTAACAATAGGCAGATATGAGCGTATGTATTCAGGCGTGTTCTATCAGCGCTACATTCAAGGTTTGTGGGTTATGTCAGAAGGCGTTATCTATGACAACTTTGATAAAGATACTATGGTTGTCAAAGAGTTACCTAGTCATTTTGAAAAGTACTATGTGTCATGTGACTACGGAACACTTAACCCAACGGCTTTTCTCTTATGGGGACGTAATCACGGTGTTTGGTACTTAATCAAAGAGTATTACTACTCAGGACGTGCTACTTCACGGCAGAAGACAGATGAAGAATATTGCGAGGACTTAAAGAAATTTCTTGACAATATTAAAGCAGAAATGATTATTGACCCATCAGCTGCATCGTTTAGTGCAACTTTAAGACAGAATGGCTTTCGGGTTAGAAAAGCTAAGAATGATGTGCTAGATGGTATCAGAGTTACTCAGACGGCTATGAACGAGGGAAAGATCAAATTTAGTATGAATTGTCCTAATCTTTTTAAAGAATTAGCCAGCTATGTTTGGGATGATAAAGCAGCAGAACATGGCGAAGATAAACCAGTTAAACAGCATGACCATGCTTGTGATGCAATGAGATATTTCGTATACACAATTATTTACAAGAAAGTTACTGCAAAGGTTACTGTACGTCCTAGAGTACGTGGCTTATAGAAGGAAGGTGTAAAAGTGGCAGTTGTAATTGATAAAGATTTACTTGGTAATGTTAATGAGCCGAATATTAAGGCAATTAACTATGCGATTAGAGAATTACAAAATCGCAAAAAAAGGTTAGATAAACTATCTGATTATTACAATGGTAAGCAAGAAATTGAAAAGCATGAATTTGATAATGCTACCGTTGAAGCAGCTAATATAATGGTTAATCATGCTAAATACATTACTGATATGAATGTGGGCTTTATGACCGGTAACCCTGTCAAATATGTTGCTGAAAAGGGTAAGAATATTGATGATATCCTAGAAGTATTTAATCAAATTGATATTCATAAGCATGATATTGAGCTAGAGAAAGACTTATCGGTATTTGGCTATGGATATGAATTGTTATACCTTAAGAAGACTGATCCAATCTCTGTTAGAGATGAATTAGGGAATGAAAAACTTACTCCAAATACTGAACTTAAAATTGAAGTAATTGACCCAAGAGCAACCATTGTAGTTTGCGATGATACTGTTGAGCATGAGCCTTTATTTGCAGTATTTACACAAGAAAAGAAAGACTTAAATGGTAATACTAATGGCTATAGCATTACTGTTTACATGCCTCAGCGAATTGTAGAGTATCGTACGAAAATGTCTATGGAAGTTTCAGCAAATGATCCAATTGTTTATGATGGCGAGAATTTATTTAGCGCAGTTCCAATAATTGAATTTAGAAACAATGAAGAACGACAGGGAGATTTTGAACAGCTCATATCTTTGATTGATGCATATAACTTATTACAGACAGATCGAATTTCGGATAAGGAAGCATTTGTTGATGCAATACTTGTTACCTTTGGTTTTGGTCTAGATGATAACGAAGACATTAAACGTTTGAATCGTGGCGCAATTGAAGCTCCTCCGCGTGAAGAGGGGGCTGATATTGAATGGCTAACTAAGAGCTTTGATGAAACTCAAGTTAATTTACTTAGTCAATCCATTGAAAACGACATCCACAAGATTTCATATGTGCCAAATATGAATGATGAAAAGTTCATGGGTAATGTTTCTGGTGAAGCAATGAAGTTTAAGTTATTTGGTTTAGAGAACTTATTATCAATCAAACAGCGATATTTCTTTGATGGCTTACGTCGAAGATTGAAACTGATTCAAACAATTGTAAACATTAAAGGTGCTAATGATGATGCTAGTGGATGTAAGATCTCACTTGCAGCTAATATTCCCTCTAATTTATCTGATGTAGTTAATAACGTTAAAAATGCGGATGGAATAATTCCTAGAAAATATACTTATGGTTGGCTTCCTGATGTTGATAATCCTCAAGATGTCATTGATGAAATGAATCAGCAAGATGCTGAAACAATTAAAAAGAATCAAGAAGCATTACGTGGGCAAGATCCAGATCGTTTAGAATTGGAGGATAAGCAAGATGATTCGAGTGAGAATGATAAAGAAACCGGATCAAACAATAATCAGAGCCACCGGACACGCGCAGTATAGTGTTAAGGGTTCTGATATTGTTTGTGCTTCATTTTCTACGCTTATTACTCATACCGTAAATAATTGCACAGAAGTAAATGTAACTGATAAAGATGGCTTGCTAATTGCTGTATTTTCAGATCCTAAAAGTATTGAAAACAAAACGCTATTAAATGCATTTGAAAATACAGTTAACCAATTAATTGACCAATATGGGCAATACATTTCTTGGTGTTGATTCTCTATGAAAGTTAACAAGAAGAAGTTTACTTATTGGCAATTACGGGATTTACAAGATGAGCAAAGAAATCAAGATGAAGCAACTAAGAGATTAAGAATAATTAATAATGCATATCAAAAAGCACAATCATACTTGAGCGACGAGGTTAAAAAGATCTATCGTCGCTATTTTTATGCAGATATTACTAAAGACGAAGTTGCAACTATCATGTCATCGCACATTTCACCCTCTGAACTGGTTACTCTTCAAGCTTTATCTTCTGGTATTACTGATAAAGGAAGTAGACAGGCAGTTGATGATTACTTAAGTAGACTTGCAGCTAAAAGCAGAATTACACGACTTGAGGAAATGCAACTTAAAGCATATATTGCTGCAAAATCGGCTGGTGCAATCGAACTAGATCAAAATGTTAAATTGCATACTGACATAATGAAGCGTGCCTGGTCAGAAGCAGAGAAACAAAGTGCTGTTTATGACACTACTAAGGATTACACTTTACACTCTCCTCACTCTGTAGAAGTTAAACAGGACAAAATAGTCATTAAAAATCCTGATACTGGTAAAGAAGTGGCTACTGTTCCAATGGATAAGGATGTTCCTAAGAGTAAGATTACTGAAATCCCTAATCGCTATGTTGAAAAAGCACTAGAAACTCGTTGGAAAGGGAAGAATTTTTCATCACGTATCTGGGGTAATACAGATAAATTAGCCGAAAGATTGCAGGAATTATTTACAGTTAAAGAACTGAGTAATCTCCCTGAACGTGAAATGATTAAGCGAATTGAACAAGAATTCAATGTTGGCAAGTTCTATGCTAGTCGTTTGATTAGGACTGAAGCCAATTTTTTTTATTCTAAAATTAAGCTAGATAATTGGCGTAAGCGTGGAGTTAAGCAATATCAATTGCTAGCAGTTATTGATAGTCGTACCAGTAAAATATGTAGATCCATAAATGGAAATGTCTACAATGTTAAAGATGCAGTATTTGGTAAGAACGTTCCGCCACTGCATCCCTTTTGCCGGACCGTTCCTGTAATTTATTTAGGTAATGCTAGAAGTGCTAGTAATAAACCAGAAAAAAGTAATTCGTAGACCTAAGCAAGTCATAAAACTGCCTTGAAAACTAAATATACGTATGTGGACTTGCTACTGTATATCTTGAAGTCACCGTGTAGAAATATGGGGTGGCTTTTTTCATGCAGTTTTTTGCAAGTGTGCATGGGTAGAAAGGAAATAACTATGGAAAATAAGTTTTATGAAGATTTATTAGAACTTGATTTACAACGATTTGCTGATGAAGGACAAGGTGAGGGAGGTGATGACAGTGACAATGCACAAGATGAAGTAAAAGATAATGGTTCAACTGATGAGCAACCTTTTAAAACCTTTAATACTCAATCAGAATTGGATTCTTTCGTAGATAAGAAATTGGCTAAGGCTTTAGATACAGCTCGCTCTAAGTGGGAAAAAGAGCAAAACGATAAAGCTCAAAAAGCAAAAGATCTTAAGAATATGTCTCCAGAAGAACGACAAGAGTATGAATTCAAACAACGTGAACAAGCTTTACTTGACAGAGAAGCTGATGTAACTAAGCGTGAAAACAAGAGTAAATTGGCAACGCAGTTAATTACAGATGGCTTGCCAGCAGAGCTAGTAGATGTTTTCGATGATGTTCTAACTGATGAGGATAAAATGACATCTACTTATCAAAAAGTTAGTGACGTTTTTAGAAGTGCTGTTCATGATGCTGTTGAAACTCGATTAGCTCAAGGTGCAAAACCACCAAAGATCTCAGGCAATACTCAAACTAACAAAACTGCTGGAGAAATCTTTGCTGAAAGAGCTAATGAATCTCAAAATGTAAAAAATGATTTTTGGAATTAGAAAGGAATAAATATGTACACACAATTTCAAAATGGTAAGCAATTAAATTTTCTTGCTTCTGAAAAATTTACTGCTTTTCCAGAAACAATTAACAAAGATAATTACAATGTAAAAACTGACGATCTAGGTCGAAAGTATATTCCAGCTGGTACTGTATACCCAACTAATGATGCTAAAGCTATTGGTATTACTGTTAATGACGTTTATGTGACAGATGGTGATACTAATCAAATGGTTGCCGTAATGCGTGAAGGTTGGGTCTTAAGTCAACGTCTTGATCCAGTACCAACGGCTGAAGCAATTAAAGCAATGACTGCAATTCATTTTAAGGACCTAGAAACAGAAACAACCCCATCAACTGATGATACACATAGGGGTTAATAATTCAATAAAGGAGAAAATAGTAGATGAAAGATAAAAAGTTAAAATTAAATTTACAACGATTTGCTACACCAATTCTTGATATGTTTAGTCAAAGCACTGTTCTTGACTATACTCGCAATCGTCAATATCCAGATATGTTAGGTGATACTTTATTTCCAGCTGTTAAAGTACCAACTCTTGAAGTAGATATTTTAAAGGCAGGCAGTCGAGTACCAACTATTGCTAATATTTCAGCATTTGATAGTGAAGCTGAAATTGGTAGTCGTGATGCAAGCAAGATGACTGCTGAGTTGGCATATGTAAAGCGTAAAATGCAACTTACTGAAGAAATGTTGATTAAGCTTCAAGCACCACGCAATACTGCTGAAGAAAATTACTTAAAGCAATACGTTTTTGATGATATTGATGCTATGGTTCAAGCTGTAAAAGCTCGTGGCGAAAAGATGACAATGGAAATGTTTGCCACTGGTAAGATTACTGATAACGCAAATGGTATCTCTATTGATTATGGTGTACCTAAAGCACATCAAACATCATTAACAGGCACTAGTACCTGGGATAAGGATGGTGCATCTATTATTGAAAACTTGCAAGATTGGTCTGATAAATTAGATATCACTCCTACAAGAGCCTTAACTTCTAAAAAGGTACTTCGAGTAGTAATGCGCAGTACTGAAATTAAAGAAGCTATTTTTGGTAAAGATACTGGTCGTGTAGTCGGTCAATCAGATTTAGACCAATGGATGACTGCACAAGGATTGCCAGTTATCCGTGCTTATGATGGAAAATATCGTACAGAAGATGCTAAAGGCAATTTTACAACTCAATCTTACTTCCCAGAAGATAGAATTGTGCTTTTCAATGATGAAGTACCAGGTCAAAAGATTTATGGTCCAACTCCAGAAGAAAATCGTTTAATTTCAAGTAACGCACAAGTTTCTAATGTAGGCAATGTGATGGCTAAGGTATATGAAACAAGTGAAGACCCAATTGGTACTTGGATCCTTGCAGCTGCAACTATGCTTCCATCATTTGCCAGTGCAGATGATGTTTTCCAAGCTAAAGTGCTCTAATTGTGGAGGTGCTTAATGTGGATCAAATGGCAGAAATGGTTTCATCCCTAAGCACTAGATTGCAAATCTCTGATAGTGAATTGGCAACTGATCTAATTAAAGAAGCAATTGCTCAAGTCCTAGATTATACTGGGCAAAAGAAGTTAGTTGGTAACATGGATATCTATGTTAAAAAGCTAGCAACGATTAATTACAATCGGATGGGAATAGAAGGCGAAACCCAACGAACGGAAGGTGGAGTTACTAATTACCTTGAAGTTGGAATTCCTAAAGATATTCGATTAGGGTTAAATCGTTATCGAATAGCAAAGGTGACTAGGCTATGAGATTGAAAGAAAGTGACTTAACGACTGTCTATATTAGAAAGCCTGCGGATATTCAAGATGATGAGGGTTATACAACTAAAGGTTGGGGTGATCCTCAGCAAATAAAACTGAATGTTCAATCTGCTGGCGGTTCTGTTAATGCTCAACTTTACGGGAAAGATATTAAGTACATTAAAACGTGCAAATATCAAGGAAAAGAGCTTTCAGAAGGACATGGAGAAGGTTATGGAATTTGCTTAAATGTTCCCGGCACTAGTGATCCAGATTATAAGATTACTGCCATTCAGGAGTTCTCTACTCATAAGAACGTCACTTTAGAGCGAATAAAAAGGGATGAGCAAAATGATTAATGTAGAACTTAAAGGACTTGATGAGCTGAAGACAAAGCTCAAAAAGCTCCCTAGCGTAGTTGCGAATGCGACAGCTAACGGACAAGAAACTGCTATTGAACAAGCAGAAGCCTATGCAGTGGACGAATTGCAATCCAGCATAAAGTATTCTACTGGCGAACTTGCGCGGAGCTTTAAGCATGAAGTTAAAATTGATAACGATGAGATTATTGGTCGCTGGTGGAACTCGTCTATGGTTGCAGTGTTTCGTGAATTCGGTACTGGTTTAGTTGGAGAAATGTCGGATAAACAACTTCCACAAGGTATTGCAATTACATATCGACAAACACCCTGGTTCTTCCCAGTGGATACAGTTGATTTAGATTTAACTAAAATTTATGGCATACCTAAGATTAAAATCAACGGTAAATATTTCTATAGAACTGCTGGGCAACCAGCTAGACAGTTCATGACGCCTGCTGCTAATCGAATTGAAAAAGAAGCACCAGAAATTATAAAAAAATCTGTAGATCAAGAATTGCGTGATAAGTTAGGTGATTAGATGGAAATTTATAACGTTAAAGCACTTGTCTTTAAGACACTTAAATCCATTCCAGAATTAAAAATGGTTTCACCTTCTTATCCTGATAAATTTACAGTATTTCCAACTGCGATTTATTCGACTAGTCAGTCTTCTTATGTTCGTGATGCTTATCAGGAAGAAACTGATACGGAATGGAAGATAACAATTGATTTATATAATGACAAAGGATCACTAACGCAAATAAAAAATAAGCTCATTGCTAAGTTTTCAGCAATGGGCTTTTCTAATAGTATTGGCGATCAAGATTTGAATGGAGTAGCACGAGTAGTACTTGTGTTTACAGGAATTGTAGATAACGCAAGTAAACGTGTATATCAGAAAGGATAAAAAATGAAAAACGTAAAATTATATAGCAGTTTATTGAAATTAGATATTCAACGATTTTCCGTTGATAGTTCCGAAGGACTCGTAGGAACTGGAACTAAATTAGAAAGATCAGAAGATGGATCTACCTGGGAAGAAATTGCAGACATTAAAACTATTCCTGAATTAGGTGGAGATACTGAAAAGATTGATGTTACTACCTTGGCAGATGATAGACGTAAGCAAGTGGAAGGTATCCAAAATGCGTCTAACGTACAATTCCAAGCTGTATATAAGGGTGCTAGTTTTGCTAAGGCATTAAAAGAAGCTGGTAACCGTAAGCAATATAACTGGAAAGTCACTTACCCAGATAGTATGACTGCAACAATGCGTGGATCCTACAACATTAAGTTTGGTGCCGTAGCTGTTAACGGGGCATTAGGTTACACAATTACTATTACTGTATCTGATGGTCCTCACTTTACTGCTGCTGGATCAACTCAACCTGCAGGTAGGCAATAGCCAATGATAGGCGTGGTTTCGATTCCCACGTCTATTTTTTTATGAAAATATTTAAAAGGAGAAATTGAATTATGGCAACAACAATTAAGAAAGCAACTAAAACAGTACAACTAGGTGATCTTGAACTTGATTTAAAACTTGGTGGTCGTGAAATTTTTAAGATTGAACGACGCTTAGGTAAATCAATGCTCTCCCTCTTCATGGATTCGCAAGGTGGCAACAAATTGCCTCCAGTTAACGAAATTCTGATTGTTTTACAAGGCGCAAATCAAAATCACGGTGTTACAGATAAACGCGTTATTGAAGCGTTTGAACAATACTTAGATGATGGGCACACTACCATGGATTTATTTAATGAATTGATGGAACTGTTTGATGAATCTGGTTTTTTCGGCAAGAAAAAGAAGAAGGGTACCAAGATCAATACGGAATCGGAAGAAGTAACTCTAGATTCAGTGGAAACGACCGAAGACGAATTGATGTAAACGAGGACCATTTTGATACAGTCTCAGATCTATTCAAACATCTATACCCAATTGCAGTTGAATCAGGTATAGACGCAGATCACTTTTGGGATATGGATTTTGGCGAGATTATGACGCAGATAAATGCTAATGAAAAGCGAAAATTAGAAGACCTGCGTGCAAAGGCATACATGGATCATCGCTTAAGTGAGATGGTTGCTTTTGCCTTTAATGATCCTGCTAAAATGCCAAAAGTTGAAGAGGCTTATCCATTTGTCAAAGATCCTGTGGAAGAGACTACCGAGCCAGATGAACCTGATTGGAAACAAGATCAGGCCCTATTAATGCAACAGGCCCAACGGATTAAACAATTTAATAAAGACAAAGGAGGTGGAAGTTAATGGATTTAGAAGAACTTGAATTAAGGTTTACTGCCAATTATGGGGATGTAATGCGAAAGCTTGACGAGTTCACTAATATCATCAGTCAGAAAACTAATGATATGCAATATAAGATTCAAGATGGCTTAGGCAAAATCAATCAGTCGATGAATGATAATGTGTCAAAAGCAAATGAATCTGCTAAAGAAGAAGTTCGTCAACGGACTGAGGCTGAAAATGCTAAGCAAAAATTGCTGGAACAAACTCTCAATACTCAAAACGATGTTACTGATAAGGTTATCCAAGGGAATAAAGAGCAAGCTGAAAGTTCCAAAGAAGCGGTTAATCAATCAGAAAAGAGTTTAGATAGTTTGACCGCACGACTGCAAGAGGCGTCTAATATGCAACAACGAATTGCACAACAAACTAGTGCAGCGCGTGAAGCTATATCTGATATTACTAAGCCTAAAGAACAGTCACAGAGAAGAGAAAGAGCAACAACACGTCCACAAGTCCAGAATTCAAGTTTTGATGAATATCAAGAAAAAAGAATTCAAAGCTATATGCCTAAAAGACCCGTTGATTTAGGTATTGATGATGAAATCCAAGCTGAAGCCTCTCGTGCTAAAAAAGAAGTCGATGGGCTAGTTACTCACATCAATGAAAAGATGGAACAAGCTCGGGCTATACAACGTAGAATCGCTACTTTAACTGCTACTCGAGATAATCTTGATATGAGTAAGCAAGGAAGCAAAGTTAAGTCGATGAGACTAGACGATCAAATTGCTGACGCTCAAATTAAGATGGCAAGATATCAGAACCAAGCCAAAGCTCTTGCACAAGAAATGTCGCAGGAACTTAATTCAATTCCATCATCCCTTAAGCGGATTGAAACCGAGATGGATCAAACAGAAGGCAAGATTGAACGAATCAGACGCTCAATTGCTGAAATGAGAGATAATGATGCCACTCTTGGAAGGTCCGCAGGTAATGATAAGGAGCTTAAGCAAGCTGAAGCTGAATATAGGCGCTTGGTAGCTAGAAGTGATGAACTTGCTAAAGCGTATAGTTATGTAAGCTCTCGTGGAGATGAATTAAGGGCTAGTTCTTCTAGAATTAACACCGAGTTATCTGAAGAAAGCAAAAATGTTTCAGGGCTTAGTTCAAAATTTAATAGACTAAGAAATACTGTCTCTAATGTTAACTCGTCTTTAAAACGCTTTGGCAATAGTGGAAGTTCTTCTATGCGTCGAGCTGGTGGTGGAGCGTCAATACTAAGTGAACGTCTTAAGGGCGTTCGAATGGCAATGCGTATGCTAGCTAGCCAATTAATTGTCTTTACGTTGCTATATCAAGCAATTATGATGCTAGCCCAAGGCATGGGTGCAGCATTGATGACTAATCGTCAATTTGCAAGTAGTTTTAATGCAATTAAGGTAAACCTGCTAACTGCTTTTTATCCTATTTATAGCTATGTTTTACCAGCTGTGAATGCTTTGATGAACTCACTAAGAAAAGCAACAGCATGGATTGCGCAATTTAGCTCTGCTTTAACAGGGATGAGTTTATCTAGTGCCAGAAGTGGCGCACATGGTTTGTACGATCAAGTGCAAGCGATGAATGATACTTCTAAGGCGGCAAGTAAGGCTAATAAAGCTGTTAAAAAACAACAGCAAGAACAAGCTAAAGCCGTACAACGTGCTAACCAACAAATTGCCCAAGCTAATCGTCAAGGTGCGGCGGCAGTTGCAGCCGAAAATGAGCGAATCAAGGCATCTAATGAACAAGCTAAAAAAGCGTTCGAAGACACTAAGAAAGCTAATGAAGACTTGCAAGCTTCCTTAATGGGGTTCGACGAGTTTAATGTTCTTGATAACAGTAAAAATAATCAAGATAATGGTTCATTTGAGGCACAACCATTAGAGAAGTTTACTCCGCAACAAAAGCAAGACAGTCCTATTTTTGATGATGCTGGATTAGATGATAGTGGTGCTGGAGATGGTAACCAAGGGCTTGATTGGAATGTTCCATTAGAAGCTTCACAGAATGCTATTGATGCAGCTAACAAGGTCAAAAAAGTTCTAGGTGAAATCTTTGATCCAATGAAGAAAGCTTGGGATGAAAAAGGTCAAGCTGTTGTGGATGCTGCTAAATACTCATGGCAAGAAATCAAACGCTTGTTAGGTGATGTAGGTAATTCATTCTTGCATGTCTGGGATAATGGCACCGGACAAAAAGTGATGGAAAACTTACTTCAGTTGCTAGCTGATATGCTGAATATTATTGGCGATATTTCAAGGGCATTTGCCGAAGCATGGGAAGAAGGTGGCCGAGGGACTAGATTTATTCAAGCTATCTTTGATTCGCTTAATAATGTTCTGGTCGCGATTCATCACATAGCTGATTCATTCCGAGAAGCATGGAATACTGGCGATCTTGGTAAGAGAATTTTTGCTAATCTTTTAGATTTAGCTACTAAACTAGTCGAATTTATTGGAGATATTGCAAAATCATTCGATGAGGCTTGGCAACACGGTAATGCTGGTACAAAGCTGTGGCAGGCATGGCTAAACGCCTTGAACAATATTCTAGATATTTATAAGAATATTGTTACTTCAATTGATGAAGCGTGGAAGCATTCAAACTTAGGTGTCTCAATCTGGAACCATTTAATTCAAATTGTAACTGGTGTAGGTAATACGATTGGTAACTTAGCTGGTCAATTCGATAAAGCATGGCAACATGGAAATGTTGGTACATCAATCTTTAAGACCCTTCTAGGCATGGTTGATGATATGCTTGGTGCTCTTGGAGATATGGCGACATATACTTCAAATTGGGCTAAAAAGCTTGATTTCACTCCGTTGTTACAATCAATTGACAACTTGCTAAAAGCTATTCGACTTGTAACAAAAGATGTTTGGGATGGCTTATCTTGGGCTTATAAAAACGTCTTACTTCCACTTGCGGGATTCACAATTACTCAAGTAATTCCTGAGTTTTTTAATGCATTAGCTGCTGCACTTAAGGTTGTTCATAGTGTAGTCAAAGCGGCTAAACCAGTTTTTGAATGGTTCTATGATAGTTTTATCAAGCCATTAGCTAAAATAGCTGGATTTGCAATTGTGGAAGCTTTAAAACTTTTAACTAAAGCACTTGAAGGACTATCTGACTGGATAGACCATCATCAAACGGCAGTTAAAATTATGACTGCAACGTTGCTTACACTCTTAGGCATTAAAGTTGCTAGAGCTACTATTGCAGGCATTCAAAGCTTTACAGACACCCTTAAGATTCTTGCAATGCTTAAGTTCGATAAGCTAAAAGCTGGTGTTAAGTATGCTGACGATATGCTTGGTGTTGTGATTGAATTTGCAAAACATCCAATTCTTAATATCAAAGAGCTAACAAAATTAACCTTTGGCAACATTAAAGGTGGCTATGCCCACATAAAAGATCTATGGGGTGAAGTAAACCAAGGCTGGCAAGACAGTAACTTAGCTAAGACTGACTTCCTTAAATCAGCTCGCTCCTCTATTCAATCTGGCGAACCAATGAAGTTAGGTCAGAAATTGGGTACTGGATTATCAGGCGCAATGATTGCCGTAACTTCTGGAATTGACATCTACAAAGGAATCAAAGCAAAGAACAAAGAAGAAAAGTTCGCTGATTTTGGTTCTGGAATTGGTGGAGCAGTCGGAGGAGCAATCGGTCTTTGGTTTGGTGGTCCATTAGGTGCAGCGGTTGGTCAACAAGTCGGCTCATTTATTGGTAAATGGGGTGGTGTTGGTGCTTCTAAGTTTGGCGATGGCTGGGCTAAATACGGTAAAGGCAAGAAACCTAAAGACTGGGTTGAAGCAATTGGTTTTAAGTCTCACGAAATCTTAGACAACTTTACCTCTTGGGCTAAGTCTGTTGGTAAAGATATCAATACTAACATCACTAAGGGCAAGAAGGAAGTTCAAACTGCTAGCTCTAATATTCATAAGTGGTCAACTAATTTTATTTCTAATGCTAAGAAAGATATTAAGAGTTGGGCGCAAAATGTTGGTTCTAACATCAATAAGGATATCGATAAAGGGAAGAAACTTGCTAAGCAAGCTGGTACTAAGGTTAAAGAATGGTCAACTGACTTTATTAGTGACGCTAAGAAGAAAGTCCATGATTGGTCTTCAAAAATTGGCTCTGACGTAAATAACAGTGTTGAAAATGGCCAAGCCATGGCTAAGAATGCTGGAACTAAAATTAAGAACTGGACTACAGGTTTTAGAGAGTCAGCAAGTGGACTAGTAAGATCTTGGGCTGAAAGGTTAGGTGACCACATTAATAATGGTTCTGAATCATCACGCTCAGGAGCTACTAATGCCGGTAGCAAATTATCTAGTTGGACGCGCAGCTTCTTTGGTAATGCGAATAGCAGTATTTCTAGTTGGGCTGGTGACTTAGGTGGTCATGTCGATAATGGAATTGGCAATGCTTACAACTCAGCTCGGAATGCCGGTGAACGATTAGGAAGTTGGGTATCTAGTTTCAGACATAACACTTCAAGAACCTTAGGATCCTGGGCTGGTACTCTTGGTAGCACAATTGGAAATGGTATTAGGGATGGTATCTACAATATCAGTAGTGCTGTTCGGAAAGTTGTAAATGCAATTGTTAAACCAGTTCAAAATGCTACTAATAAAATTAGAGATGGTATCAACTGGGTACTCGGTAAGCTTGGTGGTGGATCCATTGGTTGGGGTTTCTTCAACTGGAATTCCTATGCAACCGGTACAGATAATCACCCAGGTGGTTTAGCACTGGTTAATGACCAAGAAGGAGACATCTACAGAGAAAGTTATGAATTGCCAAATGGGGAACAAGGATTATTCCCTGCTAAGCGTAACTTCTTAACGTACTTGCCAGCCGGTACCAAAGTTAAGACTGCTACAAGTACGGCTAATGAATTAGCCGATATGGTTCCTAAATATGCCGGCGGTATTGGTAACTTTAATTTCGATTTTAGTGGTATTTTTAGTGGAATTAGTTCAGCTTTAGGTAATTTGGATTTTGGCAATATTTTTGATGGAGTTGGTAGTTTTGTAGATGGTGTGATGGAAGAACTTGAAAAAGTTACTGATGATATCGCTCATCCAGAAAGACTAGTTAACTATATTGTTGATAAATTTGTTACCTATGATTGGAGCTTAGGAGATGCCTCACTTAAATTCGCTAAAGGTGCTGTTAACCAAGAAAAGAAAGGCATGATGAACTGGGCTAAAAAGGTCATCAATCAATTTGGTGGTTCAACTCATCAAACTGGACCTGGAGCAGAAGGTTGGCGTAGTGCTGTTAAGAAGGCTTTACGTAAAAACGGATTGCCAGCAACTTCGGCATATGTTAATGCTTGGGTTCGTCAAATTCAAACCGAATCTGGTGGTAATGAATATGCCGTTCAAGGCGGATATACTGATATCAATACTCTAACAGGCGACTTAGCTAAAGGGTTACTACAAACTATTTCAGCAACTTTCAATGCTTATAAGTTTCCTGGTCACGGTAATATCTTTAATGGGTATGACAACATGCTTGCAGCAATTAACTATGCTAAACATCGCTATGGCTCAGACATGCTGGCTGTTATCGGTCATGGTCATGGCTATGAAGATGGTGGCTTAATTGCTAAGCATGGCTTCTATGAAATCAGTGAAGGCGATAAGCCAGAAATGGTTGTTCCTTTAACTAATCGGGAATTAGGCATGCGAAGAATTAATGAAGCTATTGCATTTATGAATCAAAATTTTGGTGGTGGCTTACAAATGCCGTCTTCCTTAAACAGACGAACTGCTATTGATAGTTCAATTTATTCTGATACTCAATCTAATGACTCTACGTCAGTTCAGCGTGGAGGATTCAAGGAAATGAGCACAGAATTAGTAAATGCAATAATTCAAGCAATTCAAATGCAAAACTTTAATAGTAATAATGGAAAACCTATTGATTTACACTTATCTGTCAAAATTGGCGATGAGTCATTTGGAGAACATGCTATTAAGGGTATTAATACCATTAACCAAAAGAATGGTAGAAATATGTTAAATCTTTAGAAGGAGGAAATGAGTGATTGTATTCTTTAAAAATTTCTGGGACAGTGGTTAATCCTGCCCCGCAAACTATGCAGGTAACAATTCAAGATATTGACGCAAAAGCAACGCGTGATGCACAAGGGTTACTACATCGAGATCGAGTAGCTACAAAAAGAAAAATTACGTTGTCATTTGGTGCACTAACAGTTCCGGAATGTGCGAAGATTTTAGGAGCAGTTAAAAGTGAGTTTTTTAGAGTAGATTACTTAGATCCACAAGATGGAAATATGCGGTCAGGAACATTCTATGTAGGAGATCGAACAACACCTGTTTATTCATTTATAGATTTGGTGCCTGTTTGGAAAGGCTTATCCTTTGATTTGATAGAACAGTAGGAGGTGAGAAATATTGCTAACACAAACAAAAGAAGTTAGGGATGCTTGGCTAGCATCGCAACGAACACTAGATATTAAAGTAGCAGTTAATGGGAAAACTTATACTGCCACCGATATCAACAGTTTGAAATATGATTCAGGAGCTTATACTGGCGACACGTTTGCTATCGGCTCAACTTATTCAAATAGTGTTCAAATTGAGTTTTCACATTTAATAGAAAATCTAAAACTTGGTATGGAAGTTTTACCAAGCATTGGAATTAAAACGTCTAAAGGTTACATTTACGAACCATTAGGCGTTTTTATTATCTCTAGTGAAATCAAGATGGATCGCAATAACAATCTTACTTCCATTAGTGCAAGTGATAGATTTTGCGGTTTAGAGGGACCCTATAAATCTAAACTGGCTTATCCAGCGAAGGTTTTAGACGTGATTGCTGAAATTTGTGCAATGTCAGGGGTTAAAGCAAACGTTGATGATTTATCTCGATTACCACATCAAGAAGATTTGCCGTCGCCGATTACAGGGCAAAGTTATCGGAAAGCACTAGGCTGGATTGCTCAGTTATATGCTGGGTATGCTACCTTTGATCGTAAAGGGCTATTTACAATTAGAACTATCGCAGAGCCTAACTATGAGTTAGATCCCAGTCAGTATGAACAAGCTGGTTTAACTAAAAACGAAGCTCCTTATAAAATTAGTGGTATTCAATGTCAAACGACAATTACTACTAAAACTAGAGATGGCGAAGATACTGATGAAACTAAAACTTATCAAGTTGGAGATACGAATGGATCTCAAATTAAGCTTGAAAACAATATTATGACGCCCGATAGGCTGACTAATATTTGGGAGCAAATTAAAGATATTAATTTCTATCCATTTAGTTTGAACTGGTTTGGAAATCCTGCAATTGAAGCGGGAGATTGGTTAAAGCTACAAGACAAGCAAGGTAATAAATTTATTGTTCCAAACAATAGCTACACACTTGATTTTAACGGTGGTTTGTCAGCAACCTCTAAGGCGGATCAAACTTCTTCTACAGACTCTGGAATAGCTTGGGAGGGGACATTCTCTCAAACCATTAGAGAACTCCAAGATCGAAAAGCACCAGATGGAACAGTGATTTTTCCGCCTAGTGTAACAGAACCGCCTACAAATGCTAAGCCTAATGATGTTTGGTTTAAGCAGAATGGTAACTCAACAGAATTGTGGGTGTTTACTGAACAAGAAGATGGAACTGGAAAGTGGATTAGAAGAGATCTAACTCCTGATGAGATTAAAAAGCAAGTCCAAGAAGCTCAAGACGGCTTAAAAGATGCTAAGAAAGAAATAGCAGATAATCTTGCTAAAGCTGATAGCGATATTGCTGAACTTAATGCAAGTATTGGCAATCAGAATTCAAAGATTGATGGATTGAGTACTAGTGTAAATACTGTTGTAATTCCTAAAGTCACTGATATTACTAATCAGGTGTCTGATGTTGTCGCTAAAGTAAATGAACAGAAAAATATCGTTATTGGATTGCAAAATCAAGCAACGCAACAGGGTAAGGATATATTTAAGATCGCTACTGATGTTCACGGTGTTACTGTTGATTTAGCTAATCTTAATGGAGATGTAAATCAAACCAAAGCTACTATGCAAGGCTTGCAGACCACACTAGGCAATGCTCAGGGAGATATCGCACAGATTAAGGTAGATGCCAAAAAGCTTTCTACTAGCTTGTCTGGCAAGGTTGATACTTCTACATACGCTAATTTTGTTAACGCAACTAATAGTGCATTGAATGCTAAGTTAGTGGCTAGTGATTTAAATGGATATGCTAAAACTACTGATGTTCAAGCTACGGCTAATGGCTTGCAGATAAATATCAATAGTGTTGCTAATCGAATGAACAACCTAAAAATAGGTGGAAGAAATTTAGTTGCAAATACTGGTAAAGAGTATGTAATGGGCTTTGGCATTCCTAATACTATATGGCAGAACGGCTATGCACATTTTGTACTACCACAAGGTGATGGCGATGAAATTGTCCCTCAAGGTCCGTATGATTTTTGGTATAACTTAACATCACAGCAAGAATATACACAAACAATTTGGTTTCGAACTGATGCTGAAATTAAGGATTTGAACAATGCTGATATTACGTGGTTTTCTATGGGAGATAGCCACGATATGCAATCAGCTAAAATTCAAAAAATTGGTATTAATAGTTATAAAATCTTTTCTACATATGTTTGGCCCAAAGATAAAAAAGATAATAGAGTAAGATTATTCGATATTCGGCTTTTGAATAAAGCTTTTAATTTAAATAGTGGAACCTATTTAGATTTTGGAAAATTAAAGTTAGAAGTTGGGAATGCTTCAACAGATTGGACACCAGCATTAGAAGATACGGACCATGATATAAGTCAAGTGCAATCTCAGATAAGTCAAACCGCGGGAACTATCAGAGACGAAGTAACTGATAGAACCAACAACTTACAAAGTCAAATTACCCAGAATGCTAATAATTTTAACGTCAGATTACAAAATGCTACTTCTGGTGGAGGAATAAATTTAGCACGTAATACAAGTAATGTATGGAGTGATTCAGGTTGGAATAACTTTAATGGGGCATCTAATCAAACTAAAATAATTACTCAAGTTTATTTTGAAGGACTACATGTTGGCGACTGGGTAACCGGATATATTGAGTACCAATATCAGAACCTTTCAGGTAACGATCTGTATATCTATATTCAAGGTTTTGGAAATAAAACAGTATGGAATGGTAGCCTATTCGGTCCAAGTAGTCAACGACTAGTCTCATCAAATAATGTTCAGTCTGGTGAATTTAAATTTAGTTTTAAGTTGACTGATGATATGGTCAATTGGACAAAAAATAATTATTATAATGTGCAGATTCGAGTAGATAACGCTAAGGATGGATGGTTACAATGGCATAATGTTAAATTTGAAAAAGGGACAGTTGCTACACCTTGGTCACCGTCACCAGAAGATAAAGTATCTAAAGACAAAATCCTTGCACAAATTAACATGTCAGCTGGAACCACACTAATCCAAAACGACAAAATCTATATGGATGCTAGCTCAACTGTATTTTCTGGTAAAGCCTTTATCCCGGACGCAGCAATAACTAATATTTCGGCTGATAAGATTAGCACTGGTACTTTAGATGCCGGTAGAATTAATGTAATTAACTTAAATGCAAACAACATCACGACTGGAACAATTAAGGGACAAAATAGTAGTTTTAATTTAACTGATGGAACGTTAATGGCTTTAAATCAGTATAATGAGGGCGTTTTTATGAGAAATGGGAAACTTGAGTTTACCTCACGTCAAAGCTGGAATAATAATTCCACAGCTACATATGGATATATTCAATCTTTGCCCAAAATGTTTACCTTAGGATATAACTATGGTGGATTAGATATTAATGGTACCATTGGGTTTTTGCTTCATAATGATAAAACGAAAATTAAAACTAGTAATAGTGGACAGATGGGTTCAGCAGTTGAAGGGGGGAGCTATATTTTTGGCACAAACAGTCTTACTGAAATAAATAATGAAAATCATGTGGTATTAAATGCAGGTCCTCAAACTTATAGCGAATGGACTGCTGCAATAAGTCTTAGCTCAGGAAATGCCTCTGCAAATGTTCCACCAAGTATTAATATTGGTGCATCAAATAGTTTAAATGATCGATCTACTGTTACTGTATCGGGAAATTTTGGAGTGCTTGGTTCAAAAAATGCACTTGTGCAAACTTCTCAGGGGCTTACGGCAATTAATGCTTATGAAACGGCTGAATACTATTTTGGAGATATGGGCAGAGCTGAAACGAGTAATGATAAAGTTGTTTGTGTTTATATGGATCCTTTGTTTTTGGAAACAGTAAACACTACAATACCTTACAATGTTTTTCTTACTAGTTATAGTGACGCAAAAATTTGGGTATCGGAAATGTTTCCTACATATTTCGTGATTAAATCAGACAAGCCAAATGTAAACTTTGCATGGGAAATCAAGGCAAAACGTAGAGGTTATGAAAATGATAGATTAAAACTCATAAAAAAGGAGAATAAATTAAATGAATAATGACAACGCAATTTCACAAAAATTAATTAATAAACTAGCAGTTAGTGAATACAATAATGCGGTTTTAGAAGCAAAAGTTGATGAACTAACTCAAGAAGTAAATCAGTTAAAGGCAGAAAAGGAGAACAATAAAGATGTTAAGAACAAGTAAATCAATCGCAATTTCAGGTCGTTCAATGGTAGAAGATAAGCAGGTGGCTACTTTTAATGCGAATATTTATGAAGCTAATGCGTCTGGTGGGAGCGATAATATCAATATGATTATTACTGATCGTGATTTATATGATGCAAATAAAGCTACAGTTAGAAAAGATTTGCAAGACTTTCAAAATAAGGTCTGGTCTGCACAAGATGAAGTTATGGCGAGCGCTGATGAAAAGGCGAGTGAAGGATAATGAAACAAACTTACAAAATAGGAAGGAATATAAGTGATAATTTCCAACTATTTTTAATTGGGCTAGCCTTATCAGCTATGGGAATACTGCTTTGGGCAGATCATACATACTTCTTTTGGCCACCGCAATTTGCCGGACTTATGAATGATGACGGTTTAGACGCTGTGGCTGTGGTTACTGGATTTGGATTAATATACTACGCAGTTACAAATGAAAAGAGCAATACAGTAGCAGGAGTTTTGTTAAGCATCTCAGCAGGCTTTACAGGGCTGGTTGCGTGCATTCAATTAATTCATGCTATTTTTGCAGGGCAAGCACCTATGTTTTTAGGTTTTATCTTGTCCTGTTTTTTATTGGCGGAAATTTTATATACGGCAAGAACTAGAGGTACGCGATAAGAGGTGAAGACACTTGCACGACTTAATTCAAGATCTAATTAATCTGGCACAAGTGTTGACACCTATAATTCTTGGAGTACTAACTTGGAACTTAAATTCTAAGAAAACTAAGCATGATAGTTTAGCAGATGATAATGACAGGATAGTGAAAGAAAATAAGCGTCTTACTAAGTTGAATGCTGAAAAGGATAAAGAAATAAATAATTTATTGAAAGAGAGAGATAGAAAATGAGATTAGATATTAATTTGATTTGGGCAATTGTTGTCCTATTAGTTGCAGGAATGGCAACTGCCTATAGTTTAAATAAACAAAAATTGGAAAAATTAGCGCTCACACATCCCAAACTTGCAAAAGTCTTAGAAACAGCCGGCGTGTTAGCATTGAAAGCTACCATATATCAAGCATCCCTTGACGATAAAGAGGGATCAAAGAAACTTTATGATGCAACAGATGAAGTCTTTTATCAATTACAGAAACTTTATCCAAATCTTCCAATTGATAGAGTCACTGTAAGAAATATTGTTCAACATGAATATGAAAAGCTAGTAGCTGATTCAAAGAAAGAGGCTTAAAAATGACACAAACAATTAAAAATAGGGCTTATGGTGTTGATGTATCAGACTGGCAGGCATCTGACTTATCAGCTATGGCATCAGCTGGATCAAAATTTGCTATTGTAAAAGTGTCAGAGGGTTTAGATTATCGTAATCCTAAGGCACAATCTCAAATTTCTACTGCAAAAGCTAATGGTATGTTGCCAATGGCTTATCACTATGGAAGATTTAGTGGCAATAGCAATGTAGCCGTTCAAGAAGGTAATTATGCAGTTGCTTCTGCGAAAGCTGTTGGTCTTGAAGCAGGCACTTACTTAGCTGCCGACTGGGAAACAGGTAGTGGAAACGTTATTTCTGGTAATGCTGAGGCTAATACAAATGCAATCTTAGCTTTCTTAAATGTGGTCGTTAAGGCAGGATATAAGCCACTTCTTTACTCTGGTGCGTCACTTTTAAAGAGCAAAGTAAATCTTGCTAAAGTTGTTGCAGCATATCCTAATTCAATCTGGGTAGCAGCATACCCACTAGGTAATGGCACTGCAGTAAGTGAACCAAACTTTGGTTACTTCCCATCAATGGCCGGAGTAGCAATTTGGCAATTTACTGACAACTGGAAAGGTTTGGGGGTTGATGGAAATATTAGCTTAGTTGATCTTAAAGTTGACGGTAAAGCAGTATCTCAACCAGCTAAGCCAGCTTCTACTTCAAGTCAAAAATCTTGGACCGATGTGCAAGGAATGACTTGGCATGAAGAACATGGCACTTTCATTACTGGCGGTGCAATCAACCTTAGATGGGGTGCTAATACACAAAGCACAATTATTACAACTTTACCAGCAGGTTCAGAAGTTAAGTACAATGCCTGGGCACGTGATTCGGCTGGACGTGTATGGTTACAACAGCCACGCGAGAACGGACATGATGGATACTTAGTAGGTCGTGTTGGTACAGAAGCATGGGGTATATTTAAATAA